CCAGTGAAGAAGCAGCGGGTCATGCCCTGCTGGCGTAGTGTCTTCACATGCACCTTATGAGCCTTACCGCGCTTGCGAGCCTTCTTCTTGCTAGAGCTGGACATTAGCGATCTCCTCTTGTACTAGTTTATAGTAGCACAGGATTACGCCGCGTCAACTGCAAAAGGGCTGTCGTACTCTGTCAGATCACGGAAGCCATTCATCTTCAGCCAGCTGATAAGGTCCTCGGGCTTAGGAGTAGGCGTCTCGAAAGTTTGATCCCACTTCCGCATCCAGCGCATTAGTTCAGGCATGCGTAGGAAAGCGCTCCAGCTGTCGTCAAACGTCTCAAGGCGGCAAGCTTTTTCACCGCGGTGGAATTGTCGCCACCGGAACATGAACTCACCAGCGGTCCCTCCGTCCTCGGAGTAAAAGCCGACGGAAATTTCAGCATAACAGTCATCACGCATCGCCGTTTTTGAATACCACGCTTCATGAGTGACGACAAAGGCAGGGAAGGTGTTTTCAAAACGATCGGTCATAGTCTATCTCCCGTGTTATTATGGTAACAATAGCACGGGAGAGCTAGCTGTCAACGCCTTTTTCTATCACAGTGAAGTATTCTCTGGTCACGCGCATCATGTATTCGTAATCGTGCGCCCATGCTTCAACAAGCCATTGATTTTCAACTGTGCTTGATAGCTTTTTACGCCGTATTTGGCGTTTGACGCGCACTATAAGCTCAGCAGGTGACGGTCTATCACTGCAATCAACATGAATTTGTGGGAAGAGGGGATGAGATAACATATTTTATTGACGTTTTTCAATGACATAATTATCATTAGTATATGAAAGAATGTCCTAAATGTCAAAAATTACATGATAAGCCCGGAGCGCATTGTTCAAGAAGCTGCGCCAATAAAAGGCCGCAAACAGCAGAAACTCGCAGGAAACAGTCAGAATGGGCTAAAGCAAATCTGAGGGGGTGCGCAACTTGGGGCAAGATTAGAGATAAACGTTTATGTGTTAGATGTGGTGCTCATTTTGAAGTACAGCCGCACTCAACTAAGAAATTCTGCAGTCACTATTGTTCTCAAAAAGGTAAAAATAAAGAAAATACAGGCGGGTATAGACCAGGTTCCGGTCGCGCAAAACCTGGATATTACAAAGGCATTTATTGTGGGTCAACTTGGGAATTAGCATGGGTGATATATCAGTTAGACCATAATATTTCATTTAAACGGTTTGAAGGTGCATTAGAATACGATGGAATTAAGTACGTACCTGATTTCCTCCAAAATGGGAAAATAATTGAAATCAAAGGCTATGAATCACCACAATCTGTTGATAGGAAAAACAAAGTTGCTTTGATGCACGGCTATGAAGTCATTGTTAAACGCAGAGACGATTTGCGGGAAGAGTTTAGATGGATGAAAGAGCACTATTTGTCTGAAAATTGGCATACACTTTATGACCATTATAAGCCACTGTATACTTTCATCTGTAATCATTGTGGTACGGAATTTGATTCCGAAAGGAAGCGCGATAAAACAAAACCAATTTATTGTTCACGTATTTGTGCGGGTAAAGGAAATAGAAGTTAGTAGGGCCACGGGGAATCGAACCCCGAACGCGGGAATGAAAGTCCCGAATTTTGACCGTTAAACTATGGCCCCATACGCGACATTGACCACCTAGACCAATGCCCCATCACTATGTATTTATGAGTCTATAGGCAATTTGTGCCAGTTGTCAAGGATAAATCTTTTAAGTTCGGCGCTTTTTTCAAACTCAATTTCAGATTCCCTATAGCCTTGACGCAGAGGATATAAGTGTTCTCCTTGATAACCCTTGGCACGTAAGATCATGTTAACTTCAAAAGCAAAACGATCATCGCGAAGCATCTCCAGGGGATACCAGTCACCATAGCCTTCAAGCTCTACGAACATGCGGTTGAACTCAACCCAAATGTGCGCTTGCCATTTGGTTCCCAAGCTGTCAATTATGCGAACGTCATCGAGCTTCTTACGCATGTCAACCTCCACTCCATAGCCTACGGGGTTTTCGGTCCCCGTGTCAAGCTATTTAGTTCGAGGTTGAATATAGTCTTTTATTCCTCTAGGGAGGGTGGGTTTGGAGCCAAATTGAGATTTCATAACCGCTCTAAAAGCTCTGTCGTTATAACAAAATCCCCAGTATAACTGCGCTCTATTCATCATAGCTTGTAGTTCAGCATCAGATAATGTAACGCCTTCACTGGAAAAAAATTCTTTATGTGCTAACTCTAAACAGCGAAGTTTTACGGGATCTTCCATGTGGCTCCTTAGGAAAAAGAAAACCGGGATCCTGTTGCTAGGCTCCCGGTGGCCCCACCTCCCATATTACTGGGAGGAATTTTGGCTATTCTAACCGCTACGCTTACGCAGCAGCAGCTAGAGGTGCCTCAAAGTTGTCATTTGCAACTATTATTACATTGCGTTAACCCAGCTTTCGCGGGACTACCTCGAGTTTCCTAATCATCCGCCAGTCGAGCCTAGTTCGGCCCCATGACTAAAAGTTTGGTGGAGCCGCCGGGTACTGCCCCCGGGTCCTGTACGTCTTTCGGTCTCTGTCATCAGCAGCTATACTATTTATAAGCATGCTATACCCGGATGTCAAGAGTTTTTGCTTCTAGGGGTCTAAAACTGTTGGCATATAAGTGACCGGTTGCTAGCAGTTGCAGGTATGCCAGTTTGTTCCACTCATCAAGCATGAATTTCATCGTGTCGCTCATCTCTTTTTCCTTTCTCATTTTCTTGTAATGCATCAGACCGTGATAATTGAACCAGTGTCACTCTGTTCCAAGCTGCAACTAGCCAGTCTAAATCCATATCGGATCTTACCGTGTCAGTATTTAACTCCCGCATTTCAATCCTCCTCATAATCTGTGCGAGTGATAACAGCTACTAAACGCCGTGCTTGACGGGGGATATCAGCAGCATGGAAATCGTCAATGGCTTGACTAAGTTTCGCAATTGCGGCATTCAGTTGTTCTGTATCCCTCTTCATATCTTTGCCGTGTTCAAGAATTGTCTTCTGCATCTTCGTCTCCTTGCTTGTCCTCGTGTTGTTGAAAGTGACCGTTTTGTACTAATGCTAGATAGAGTTGCCAGTTCATATCATCTAGCATTAAGTCAATCAAACTGCGTTCTACCTGCATTTTTCGCTCCTTTTACAAACTTACCATATGGATCCCAACCAAACACAAAGTCACGCGGTACTGGCTGTGTTTCACGTACTTCTGCAATAGGTTCTTTTTCACCTTCTGTCCACTTAAAGCGGATTGATTTACTTTCCAGCATTAATTTCCTCCATCTTTAGGTTAACAAGTTGACGAGCCATACCCGGCAAATCTGCGTTTTCTAAATCTTCCATTGACTTCTTCAGATCAAGTGCTGCCTTCCGCACGTTTTGTGCTTCATCACGTAGCTGTTGGGTTAGTTCATAAATGCTCATTACGTGTCCTTTCTGTTTACGTGTTTGCAATGTTTGTGTATAATGCACGGGGTTGGAGGTTTGCACAAGCAAAAATCAGCAATTCCAACTAGTTCTATACTTCTAAACGAAAGGTACGCATAAAGTATGTTCTTAATTCAAACTGTATATACACATGAGTATACCGACTATACGGAACACTTAAAGCGTTTGAGCAAGGAGGATCGCCGCCTCCGCTTCGGCATGTTTGTGGATGATGGGTGGTTGGAAAACTGGGCTGCTAACCTAGGTGAGCGTGGTGGCGTCCTGCGGGGCGTATATGATGACAACGCTCAGCTACGGGGCACGGTGGAGATTCATCCAAGTGACCGTGACGGCGTGTGCGAGCTTGGGATCACTGTTGAGCCCAACCTACGTGGATATGGCTTAGGCAGTAGGCTGTTTGAGGCTGGTGTACGTTGGGCGAGTGCCCGTGGCTATGAACGCGTGTTCATCTATTGCCTGCGTGAGAACCGTGCTATGCAAGCTATCGCCCGCAAGCATGGTATGGAGATAGAGTATGAAGGATCTGACAGCCACGCTTACGTCACTGTACAGCCAAACGAAGTGGGTAGATGGAATGAAATCTTTGAAGATTACACCAGTCGGTTTGTGTATTGGATGAACCGTATGCGCGTCCGCTAAAGGACGCCCGGTGTTCCTACATCGGGTGTGCTACCGCCGGCGGTCCCACCTGCGTCTTGTTGAGCTTTGAGGGTGTCTTGTAGTGCCTGAGCCTCTGGGCTATCCATCTGTGCGAATGCAAGTGCAGCGCAGGGATCACCAAATAGATTCGGGAGGTTAAAGGCAACATTCAAATCATCAAGGATATTGATTTGCCCTAACAGTGAGCCGATTTCATCTGCAACCGCATCAATCAGTTCTCCAATTTTCCCTATTGCTGCATCTATTGCACCAACAACTGCATTAACGAAGTCATTAATAACATCTGTTATGGATGAAATTACACCGTTAATGAAGTCAGTAATAGCCGCTAGTCCGTCAGCTAACGCGTTAGCTACCGCGTTAACGGCATCTGATAAGCCTTGTGTAATGTCATCCATTAAATCGTCTAATCCACCCAACAAACTACCTAAGCTAAAGTTCAAAAATTCACAAGGATTTGAAGTTGTTCCTTTTGTTTGTTCAACCTTTGATGCAGATGAACTAAGAGACATTATCTGAGGAGCCTTTTTCTCTACGTGCTCACTGTATCCTTTAAGACCTTTTATGGGTTTTGTGCCAGTGCCACTAGGGGACCCGAAAGGGGAGGTTCTATTTGATTCACTATCTGGTAATGGGTGATCCACTTCGGTAGTGTTTATTTCATTTTTCTTAGTCTCTAGTTCAAGAATTTTATTGTCTATATCCGCAACATCGGAGCTAGTGGCGCCAGCGTTTAGGGCGGCAGTGCGGAAGCTTGTTAAATCGGTAATTGTCTGATCAATTTGAGTTGTTTGTTGATCAAAAATTGCACCCGTAAATTTATTACCCGCGTTTCTGAAGGCTCCAGTAATACTAGCCTTATCTAAAATAGGGAGTAACTGGTCGGGGTTTCCTAATTGATCGGTTACTGTAGAAGCAATATCAGAAGGAGGAATAAGTGCCATTTAACCTCCTGCAAACGTATCGCCGCTTCCAGTAGCCGCTGATGAACCACAAGCAACAGGGTCTCCAATACGGGCTAGTTGTAACCCGTTCGCAAAAACTGTGGAACTACCTGCTGCTAATGTACTACTGTGACATGCTGGTATTGGTGGGCAACAATGGACAGCCCAACTATCACTTTGTCTATGTACCGGAATGCCATTTACAAAAACATCCGGACTTCCTTGGTTATTTGGCCTTGGTGGGAAACAACCGTGCCCTGTGCCTATATCACCTAATCTATGTACTGGTGGCATTACAACCTCCTTTTGTATATTTAGTCACAAAAAAACCCCGGAAGCTTAAACTTCCGGGGTTCAATGTTTGCTGATTATTGAGCAGCTTCCTTGTCGCCTTCTTCAAAGTCGACAGGGCAAGCTCCACCATCACAGGCCACGTGCTCACGACCAATTTCTTCTTGTAGTGCAGCCTCAATAGCGTGAGCGATGCCTTCATACTCTGCCTTTGTAATAGGCTGCTCGGGCTGATACTCATATGCTGCCATATCAACCTGAGGCATTACACTACAACAACGAATCTTACTTTGATTCTCCAGTAACATCTGTTTGAAGTGTTTGAAGTCAACGTTCTTTGGATTGTACTTCAGCGTGTAACTGATTTGGTTACCGATACGCTCGTGTAGCGGAGTACCTTCCTTAGTTACACCATTAATCCAATATTTTTCTCCAAGGTGCAGCCATTGATACTGCTCTTCAGGAGTTGCTTCACCAGCAGTAACTAGCTTATCACCCATGCCTAGCTGAGCAATAGCAGGTTCTGTTGGGAAGCCAACAATAACTGTGCCAGAATATTGCTTTAGGTAACGATAAGGATAACCATTTAGAATATACTTTTCAACAGCAGGATCATCCTCGCGGAATTGAACCCAGCGTAGGTACCAAGCCATACTTGGCAAGTGCCATCCTTCTGTAAGACCGAACAGCTTGGATGTAGTACCAGCTGGCTTTACGGTTGTCATTGTGTGAGGTGTCTTTACACCAAGGTACTGACTATAGCTCTTAGCTTCTTCACGCACTGCGCGGTTGAAGCGTGCCATTGTTGTCCAGAATTCCTTACTCTTTTCTTCGTCAATTAGGTCACGGAAACCTAGACCAAAGAACTTCCAAGCAAACTCGTGAATGCCTGTAACACCAACGCCAATACGGTTTGTGCGCTCTACTTCCTTGTTGTATAGGCTATCCATTTGGTTGACACGGATGAGCGCGCGTGTTGCTACACGGAACGCTTCTTCGGCCTCATCCAGCGTATCAGCGTGGTAAGGCACAACGTCTGCAATAACACAATAACCACCAAGGACGTTAAGAGCAATCTCACCGCACGGATTTGTAATGGTGTGGTCCTTCATCTTCTTTGCGCGCCGGGCTAGCCTACCAAGGTATACTTGTGTGTCTTCATTAATTTGGTACTTTGAAGAACCAACGTAATCACCACGGTTTAGGTCACCCCAACCATCATCCTTCTGCACTAGCTTGTCGACGTTAATAATGCCAGGCTCACCTGTTCCATCAATGTAGCTTGCTTCGGTTAAGTCCTTGAAGACTTTCCGTGCGTGCTTTGCTAGGTCGGTGTGGAATTCATCTTCGTTGCGCTTAACATTGACTAAGCGCCAAAATTCCTCATCAACTGTTACAGAGTTGTTTGAGCTCCATAAGAAGCCCATTGGAGGGAACATGCCCTGTTCGTTATACTCATTCTGTAGCTCTTCAATCTGCGCCATGGTCTTACCGAGGTACTCGATTGGGCGCTTGACTGTGATGAAGTCTAACACATTCTTATCACGCCAGCTTTTGGTGCTCATACGAGCAGCGCGGCGAGCACCGCCTACGAGAACGCACTCAGCAAAATAGTGGTCGATGTACATAGCTTGACGCCATGGATCCAAGCCACTGCCCTTGATGCTTGCGGCCTTGTGGAACGCGTTCATGAGGGGAACAGGGCCGGATGCAGGGCGGCTCTGCATACCGCCAATGGGCTTGCCACGCTCGCGAACGTCGCTAAAGTCCAAGATTAACAGCTTATCCTTGTGAATCTTCTCAAAGGCTGCGTTCTCCCATAGTTCGAGCGCCTTTGCCCAGCCCTCGCGGCTGTCAGGTACCTTGAACCACATCACGTCCTTGCCAGCGCCGTATTTGTGCTGAGCATCGCGCACGCTTTCGTGTGCGCTCCAGTCAAAGTCTGGGTGGTTAGTGTCGAGCACGCAACGCACGTTTGGCGCGTTGTCCCAGTTTACAAGCATCATAGCGTCGTCATAGGAACGGCCGACGCCGGAACCGTTAAGAAGAAGATAGAACAATAGGAAGCTTGCTGATGCTGTTGAGCAGTTGGTGAATACTTCCATGTTGCGCTCAGGTTGCTTTTCATCACCGTGTTGTAGGTGACGACCACTCATAAGAAGAGTTGCACGTTCCAAGTGGTGTTTGAACGTTTCATATTCATTTTGTTGATCTTTTTGGGGAGCAAGTAGGCTGTTACCTAGCGCAACACGATTGGCGACATCGCCCCAATCTTCCCAATTACCATCATCCTTTTTGCGCAGAATAGTGCGCTCAGCAATGGCTCTGCCCATGCCGGGATGAAATTCACGACTTTTCTTAGCATCTCTTTCTGCTAAATGTATGACGTTCTGACTCATCTTTACCTCTTCTTCTTGTTGTTATTTCAAAGACAAAAAAAGCCAATCCCTGACGAAACAAAGATTGGCTTGATAGTTTACCCGTTTAATGAGCCTAAATCAGGCAAGTCATTTGCTGACGCTTGCTGAAGTGGGCTTGTAACGCGTGTATATTGGTCGGCGGCGTCCTTGCGGGCGCGGGCCATTGTAACGATAGACGTTGTTTTAATTTTTAGTTCTTGGTCATCAGTAATACCTAGCATCCAGGGCGCAAAGCTCAGATAGCCTTGACCGCTCTGCTCCATCTGACTGAGGACCATTTGTAGTGGCATGCGGATTCGTATGCTGTCGGTATCCTCGCCTACATAGCGAGTGATTAGTTCTTCGCCGCTGGCTAGTTTAATTGTAACCACGTCGTTTTTGTTTAACTTTTCAATTAGCATTGATACCTCTCTGAATAGAATTTGGAATAACCTCGATCCAAATGCCGAGTTATTTAATGATCAGATTTTTGAATAATGCACGCGCATAACCAAATTTTTTAAATGATAAATTATTACTTGATTATGTGGTAGCATTTATCTGAAGCGCGATATTTAGCTTGTATTATAAGGTTCTGAGGAACATCGTCAATATTTCTGATGTCTTTTGCGTCATAATTTAGAAGATATTTTCCATCTACAAGTAAAACCAAATGCTCTACATGATGCTCAGTATCACGTATCAGCCAAAGCTCACGACGGTCGGTTGTCCACCGACCTGAAGGTTCATTGGCAAGTGTTTGATCCATAAGCAAAGCTACAGTTGAACGACAGAAATCACCTCTCCAAACCAAATCCCAAGCATTGGGCCAGCTATCGGGTTGGTCCCAATCTATTACCCAGTTAACTAAGGGAGCCTCATTCCACCAATCGTTCACGGCTTGTACCTGTTCCCATTCCGTTAGCTCAGCAAGGGAACGTCGGAAGTCACGCCAGTGTTCAAGTCGCTCTTTTCCCGAGCACATAAATTGTTCCATGTTTACTTCCCGTTAGAGGCTAAGCCATTTGTTGGTATTATAATATAGTGTACCGTTACTGCCTGTAGGATTTGTATCTTCATACGTTAATATTATGTTATTACTACCGTCAGTTTCAACAGTTAAATCGAAACCTAAATCAGATCCTGGGGGGTTAGTATTTTCTGTATAGGTTTCAGTCCAATCAAAATCACTGCCATCTTCAGCAGCAGTTATGTGAATAGTCCCTTTTCGATCACTTGTTCCTCGACTAATAGAATAATGAATAATGATTTGATTTCCTACTGCTGGATCAAATAAGATACCTGTGTTTGTACTAGCCGTAGCACTATCCATAAGAATAGTGCTGTCTGTTGCCATGATAGTTGAAGCATCAGGGAAGAACGTTAGTTGTGGATCAACAATGAGGTTGTCATCAACTGGATTAAAGCGGATACGCGATTGATCATCCGGACCATCATAATGGAAAACGTCACCAATACTCTGGTTATAACCTGTTCCATCCGCTAGATATATTGCGGGTACTTGTGGAGTGGTTAAAGGTGTAAAGTCTACACAGTTGTTACCTACTTGTTCATACCTATTGTTCATAAAAGTATGACCTGTGCCTTGCATGCTTCCTGATGTATACTGTGTATATACAGCGATAGCATTACTATTGATTTTATTAAACCGACAGTTTAGCACACGCCACGCTGTTGGTTGTGCCGGATCAATTGTAGGATCGTAAAAGAATTCCTGAGAACCTGTACCTCCGGACCACTCATCCTCGCCTAGGCTAATAGGTTTGAATATGTCTTCAAATGTGCTATTACGCACAGTTACAAATTGCGCTGCATTGACCGGTACGAATATTCTATGGAAGTTTCTAAAACGGCAGTGTTCAAAGTAAATGTCATTGGGGACAACTACATCACCTAAACCATCAATATCAAATGCAAGGCTGTGTTCTGTTAAGTCAAAGTTTCTATTCAGTGGATCAGTGTTGCTAGCACAGGAATATTCTGCACGGAAATCACAGTGACTGAATCCTATTCGTTGGCCTCTGTGCAAACGGAACATCTGTATTCCAGGCTCAGTTTTTGCAGTATAGTTAGTTGCATAGAAGGCCATATGAGAGATGTAAATGTCATTTGGTAGAGTTCCATTAGTGCCAATTTGCATGCCATCACGAGTTGTGAAGTCAGGATTTAGGTTTACAATACCACCTGTAAGCTCTGTTATAGAACTGTCAAGTGTTGTAAACATATAAGGCACGTCAAACCCACCTGCATCATAATCAGCTATGATACCAGAAGCTGCTATTTCGTCACCCGTAGCTGGATCCGCTACTCCTTCACCCACCCATATTGCCCGGGGCGGAATTGGGAGTGGTACAGTAATTCTATACTGGCCTGCTGGGAAATATAGCACCCTGTATCTACCCGGGGCATCGCCGGCACCCAAGCTCTCACGTAATACATCAAGGATAGCCCGAATAATTTCTTGGCTGTCGTCACGGATACCATCACCTACAGCGCCATAATCTTTTACACTTACAAAGTCATCTAATTTAGATTGTAGTGTACGCTCTACTATCCAATCTTGTGTGGATGTAGGATCACTACCACCAGGTAATGTAAAGGAATATTCACTTGACGTAGCTAGGTTTAAGTTACTGAATTCTGTTAGAACTTCTATGTTCTTATACGGAAAAGCGTTTGTTGCGCGATCTGTTGGGAAAGGAAAATTAGGTGCACCTATAAAAAGCTCACCACTGTCAGTAGCAAATCCAAACTCACCTTCATTCAAGTTAGGCCGTGGTAGGTCATCACGTTTACCACGACGGTGTTGTATTCTGCTAATCTGGACTACTGCCATTGTAATTTTCTCCCATGTTCTTCAATATTTATACTAAATGGCTATTCATTTGAAAACGTAGGATAATAAATAAGTTAGTATTTAATGGAGTAACCAACATGACAGATTTGCGCATCGTGTGTGAACAGGTATTCAAAAACCATTTAAAAGAAATTAGAGAAATCGGTTATAATAGCTTTGCGATACAATCATTAGTCGAACGTGACTATCCCCAACTTGACAAAGATTCAATTACTAGGGCAGCTGATGTGATACAGCTGATGTTGATGAATCAGCGGTCACAAAGCAATAAATCTGCATAATCCTTGACAAGCCTGCCTCCTGTGTTATTATAAATCAAACAGGAGGTTTAATGGTTCAGAATCAGTTCAGCCGCCCTGCCGAAGGCAGCTACATCACCGTCGTTACCGACCACTCCAGCCACATGCCTGGCTATGCGTCCTACGTCCCCCGTCAGCGTACCAAAACGGGTAAGGTCGTCAAGAGCGAGCGTTGGATGGGGCCTGACGAATTCTGCCTCGAGACTGGTGACCCCCGCTACCCCGTGTCCGTCATCAACCTCCGGTACGTGGTCGATATCCGCGACCCCGAAGGGGAACAGGGTGAGGTGCGGTTGGTTGAGCAGCCCGATTTTCGTTCGTTCCGTATCCCGTCAAGCAAGGGCGACGAGTACACCGTGACCAAACGTGGTGAGCAATGGGGATGCGAGTGCAAGGGCTTCCAGTTCCGTGGTGCCTGTAAGCACATCAAGCAGGCCAAGGAGCAGCTAACGGAAGCCTTTGCTAGTTAAGATTGGTAGTAA